GTTAACGGCGTATCGCCTCTTCTGTAGGATAAGTTAGCCGTTACCTTTTTAAGTGCTGTAGTCGGCCTTTCCTTTAATCCTGTATTCGAATCCGTCTTTTTAGATTCAGCGCCTAAATGTTTATATTCGGTAAAAGAAAAACTAATATTAATATCGCCGACGCCGCTACCTTCTTCTATATTAAAAGAATCGATAGTAACGTCGAAGTCTACTATCGTATCAGTTATCGTTAAATGACAATAAGTATCTGAAGTACGGATATCGTTAATACGTTTAATGTAATCGATAGTATCGACTGCTTTCGCGTAAGGATAGTCGATAGCCGGTAAAAAAGTACTAAACGCTATCTTGCGAAGTCCAGTCTTACCTATCATATTTAAATCGCCTAATGACTGAATATTAACGATACTATTATTATTATTAACGTTAACTGTATAGGATTCCGGAATTATCGGTAAGGTTACACTACCATTTTTACCGGTAATAATAACTGTACCGGATTCTACATTATTAGTAAGTGAGTTAATGTTAAATAATGAAGCTAAGCCTTTATTAACGATATTTTCGACTACGGAAGAAGTAAAAATACTCATATTAAACTGCCCCTTCCATTCGGTTAATAGAAGCTATTTGTAATTTCTCAACGAATCGATTAACGATTTCGTCGATATCGGAATCTTGACGTACTACTACAGAATCAGCTAACTTACTAATATTGATATTAGTAGTCGCATTATGATTCTTAGTATAAGCAGCGCCTTCTAAACGTCCCATATCACGCGCTTCTCTTACAGATTTATCATGCGGAATAACACGAGTACCGGAAGGCAAGTCGACGATTTCGCCGCCCTGATCGTGTATCTTAGCTAAGCCGCCTTTCCAATCTTCAGCACCAGTAAATAATAGCGGAATATTCATACTAAAAGTAGAGCCGCCGAATCCTGGTACCCAGTCAGGGACTGTAAAGGATAAGCCGTTAATTAATCCGATAATCGTATTAATCGTACTTCTAATGAATTCACATGCACCGGCTACGCCTGATTTAATACCTTCCCAAACGTTAGAGAAGAAGCTGCCTAATGCTGACATACCATTACTTAAACCGGCTACGAATACATCGTTAAACCAGGATACACCGGCATTAAAGGCGGCTTTAACCATTTCCCAACCTTTAATTAGATATTCTTTAACAGTATCCCAGTTATAGTAAAGTAGCATTAATACAACGATAATAGCCGTTATGATTGCGCCTATAGGGTTAGCCATAAATGCAGTTGCTACAGCACGAATACCGATAATTAAAACTTTAAATAATCCGCTTGCTGCTACTCGAATAAGACTAAATACAGCTTTTAATGTTTTTATATTTCTCGCGATAGCCGATACAATAGATAAAGTAACACTAGCAGCTTTAAAAAATGCGAATAATCCGACTACGACTTTACCGATAGCGATTACCCAATCTAACGTATGATCGTCAGCCTGTGTAACCTTCTTAGCGAATTCTACTAAATAATTAGTTATTTCCTTAACTGTTGGCGCGAGTTTTTCACCGATTTTAAGAAGAATAGCCATACCACTATTTTTTGCTAATTGAATACTAGCACCGAGGGATTGACTCATTCTATTATAGGCGTCGTCCATAGCGCCTTGACTATCGGCTATTTCTTTTTGACGTTGCTTATATTTTTCAGCGTTTTTTGATAATTCGTTAAATACGCGGCTGCCTACATCGCCAAAGGCTTGTAACGAAATAAACTGTCTTTCATTATCAGCCATACCCTTAGTTTTTTCGTTAAAATCGGCTGCAATATCGACTAAACTACGCATTTTACCGGACGCGTCAAATACTGCGACGCCCATATCGGTAAGATGCTGTACATTCTTAGGATTAGCCATTCTTTCGAATATGTTAGATAAACCAGTACCGGCTTCACTACCTTTAACGCCTGTATCTGCTAATGTAGATAATGCTGCTGTTGTATCGTAAACGTTTTGATTCATACCGGCGGCAGCAGCACTACATTTAGTTAATGCTTCGCCTAAATCGTCTACATTGGCGGACGAATAGTTAGACGCGGCAGTAATAGCGTCTAATAATTTAGGGACTTCATCGGCCGGCAATTTAAACGCGTTGACCGTATTCGAAATCATATTAGCCGCTACGTCGGAAGCTGTTTTAGTTGCGATAGCGAATTTTGCTACGCCTTCAGTCATTTGGTTTAACTGATTACCGGTTAAACCGTCGATAGCGCCGCCTAATGAATCAGCGATTTCGACTAAATCTTCGGCCGATTTTGCTACGTTTAAAGACATATCTATAAATGCTTGTTTAGATATATCAGCACTTTCACGCGTTTCCGAATTGACTTTATTTAACATTGCATGATATTTATCGTCGAATTCGGCGAATGCGTTAACGGCTAACGTAGCCGTACCGATAGCAGCTACTGCGAAAGGTTTTAATTTATCGGCAGCACTATCGAATTTTTTTCCTAAATTGGAAATACTTTTGCTTGTGGCTTTAGCCATTCTGTCAGTCTTTTTTAAGTTAGAGTTTACCGTCTTTAACTTATCTGACATCTGATCTTGCAATTTAATAATTGCGTCTATAACTGTAGCCATTAATTAATTGCCTTTCAGCCTTTCGGCTTCTTCTATGCGTTTTTCTATTTCAAAACTTACAAAGGCATTAACGACTAATTTTTCACCGGTAGGCATACTATAATATGTACTTGGCATTATATGATGATATCGATATAAGAAGTACATAGTTTGTACTTGCCTATCGGTGTTAATTAGTTTTTTACTTCTTCTTCAGCTTCTTCTGCGTCTTCGATATTATTACCGGACAATTCATTAATCTTAGTAACCATATCGCCGATTTCGCCTACCGTAAACATAGACATAACTAATTCGGAAGGATTCGCTACTTTATAATGTTTACATAATGCTTCATTATGTAAATCAGGATTCTTAATTCCTTCGAGTAGTACAAAGGAAGCGAATTTATCTTCGTTAATAGTAGTCTTACCCTTCTTATCGGTAGTACTACATTGTCTACGGATTCGCATGAAGTCCTTAGCTGTTAATGCTTGTAAGGTAATTTCAAAATTAGTATTTGTTTTTTTAGATAAGGATTCGACTTTATAAGTACATGTATCCTTATATGTTAGAGTATCGATATCTTTACTTAAAAGAGTATCGACTAAATTTAATTCAGCCATGATTATATATTTCCTTTATGTTAAATAATAAGGGACTTAACTTAATAAGTCCCTTATGTACTGTATTTAAATAGTTTCTACGATTTCAAATTCGGAGAATGTGAAGTTATAAGAATCTTCGCCTACTTTACCGGCTTCCCAGTCGATTAAGTTAAGGGAATCGAAAGTAGCGTCGCGGATAACGATCCTTTCTTCGCCGATAGCGTTTGGATCATGTAGTTTAGATTCGATAGTAAATACCGGTTGCTTACCTTGTTTGATTTCTTCGGCCATTTCTTTTAAGAAATAGCTATCTACTTTATGAAGTTTGATACTACCTTTACAAGTCATAGACATTACTTTATAGCCTTTAGTAAGGCGTTTCGTATGTTTAATTTCTGTCTTATCAAGTGTAATAGTAGCTTTAAGTGATACGACTTCGGCTAAATAATGGGAATTAACCCATACTTCGCCCCATGTACCGTTAATGACTTGGCCGTCTTTGTAATTTTGCATAATGTGTTAATCCTTTTATTTAAATATGAATAGGAAGTTTAATAGTTTCGATTGCGTCCAATAAAGACATTTCAGCAGTTAAGAATACGTTATCGCCGATATTTTCGTATTTAACGTCAATATCTTTCATAGCTTTCAATTCTTCTTTTGTTTTACGGCCATTTTTAATTAAGTATTCTTTTGTAGCTTCTACGTCGATAGTACAAGTATTTTTACCTTTTTCAGCTAAGGAAGCCGCTTCCAATTCGAGGAAATAACCGTTAATAGCTGTTACTAAAAGGCAGCGGTTATCGTAGGAGTTAGCATATTTACCGAGATAATTATCTTCAGCTGTTTTCTTAATGTCGTCGTGGATCATATCCATTAATTCGACGAGTTTAATTTTCTTAAAGGATTTACCTTTATCTTGTACTGTTGTTACGTAAGAGTTAACGCCGCGCGCTACTTTTACTTTTTCGCCGTCGTCGAAGACTACGAATTCACCGTTATTAATACGGTTATCCAAAGTTTCTCTATCGACGAATTCTACGCCTGTTACCTCAGGTAGTGGCGCGAATGTACAAGAAATAGTAGCCGGAGTACCACAAATTAAACCGGCGATACGTGTTAAATATTGTTGGCCTGTGTATTTTTTACTGCCGACTTCGAAGTATTCGTTTGTAACGTTAACGACGCCTTCAGTATCGGCAGCATTTTTAAATAAAACTGCTTTAACTTTATTGTCTTTTGTGTTACGTTGCGCCTTAACCCATGTAGCGATTGTAGTAGTTTCTTCAGTTGTTGCTTCAGGGTAAACTAAGTAAGTAAATTTAAGCGCTTCAGCTGCTTTAAGTTTTGCGTTAATATCGGCAGTTTTGCCAGTTTTAGGGAATACTAACGCTACGATTTTATAAGGTGTTGTTTGATAACCGATTAAAGCTAATTCTAATTGTTTCTTATTATCGGCGGAAAGTGTTTCCGGAATATCGGAGTTATCGAAGATAGTATATTTTGTAACGGCTTGTACTGCGTCGTTAAGCATAACTAAGATGATACCGCGTTTAGCGGATTCGATAGCAGCGATACCTTTTTCTTTGAAATATACGGTAATTTCAGGAAGTCCCATTATAAGTACCTTTCGTTTAAGTGTAATGTTTCGAGTTTTTCATATACTTCGTTTTCTTTATCTTTGGTGTAAAGATAATCGTAATACTGTACATCGAAGGAAAGAATAATTATATCGCTGTCTTCTCCTTCGATTTCAAGGCTTAGATTTTTTGTAAGAAGATATCTATTGTCTTTTAGTACTGTAAATCCTGATCTGAAATACGAAGTTAATGAATCTTGTAATATGTATAATTTTTCAGCGTTTAAAGTACCCTTTTCGCTGTAGAATGTTAAATAAATTGTGATGTTATTTAATTCGTAGCATTGATTATCTAAATTAGCTAGTCTATTAGATTTTAAAAAGAAGCAAGGGGATTCGAAGCCTTCCTTCGTTTCGTCTAAATAGACTGGATAGTCGTAATGCGTCTTTAAAATATCGCGGACGGCTTGCAGTATATCAATTTGTGTTAACATTTAATTCCCTATTTTTCTTTTAAGTCGCTTAATCATAGATTCTAATTCGGTAGGTAATACGGTTAATCCGATTTCTTTAGTCGTAGAGTCGATAAAATGTTTACCCTGTACAAAGCCTTTAGTTTCGCCTGATTTAGTAACGATTTTGTGGCCTCTATCGATTAAGCCGATATGCGGCGCTGTATTATATACTTCAGCTTGTAAATTAGTTAAATCAGTACCAGTAACGCGCTTTTTCCAGGATTTTTTAAGTTTCTTCTTATGATCAGTACCGGAATCCGGAGTTTTAGCGACTAATTCTTTTTTTAATTCTAAACCTATCTTATTTAACGATTTTTCAGCTTCGGCCGGATATTCGGCTATAGCATTATTAATAATATCTTCTAATTCTTCCATATTAAGGAATTCTAGGCTTGCCATTATTTATTACCTATGGTTTTATCGTTAGTATTCTTACCGCGGCTTACTTCTTCCGCGATAATTTCTAAGGATTCATTATCGTAAAATGGATTTACGATACCGATAATACGGAAAGTTTTAAAATTATATTTAATCGTCATATTAGTATCTATGTTAGGACGATAGCGAATAGTAAATTTAACGTTATTAACAGTTTGTATAGTACTGTTTTCTTTGATATCTGACATTCGTACCGGATATATTGACGCCCAACAATCACATACTTTAGCTTCTTTTATAGTATCGAATCCGTTAGCTGTTTTAGATTGGTTTTTAGATAAAATGCTAATGCGTCTATTTAATCGCCCTGGATTAGCTATCATATTAAATCACCTCATCGTAATTAGAGTTATATTTAATAGTAGTTAAGATAGCTGTAATCGTATGCGGATATTCGTCAGTAACGGCCGCTTTATTGGCGATGTTTCGATTAGAATACCAGTGGCTAATAAGAAGCAACGATAGCGATTCTAATAAGTCGTCGCTATCGTTGTATTGCTTCCCAGTAGTGGATTCTATATATTTTTTAGACGCTTCGATTAAACTGTTAACTAAAATATCGTCTTCCGTTAAATCGGAATCTATACGTAAATAATTTTTAGCAGTTTCTAGCGTCATAATGTGTTATCCTTTATTATTTTTTAGCTAAGAATACAAGGCCGTTAGCGTCGACTACTTTACCGTCAACGAGTGCTACGGAATCGTATACTTTAGCACGAGTTGCGTTATCGCGATATTCTACAAGATCTACATTGTAGGAAGTGTTAAGCATGTATTTAGATAAATCAAATAATACTGCTACTGTGTTACCTACTGTAGCGTCTTCGATTGCAGGCAATGCGTCAGTCAATACTACTTCTTTACCTAAAATACGATATTGTGGCTGACCGGAGATACCCATATTAACGCCGCCGATAGGTTGGCCGTTTTTATCAACCATACCTACGATAGATAATGCAGTACCTTCATTCATGATAAATACGGAATCTTTTTTATAAGCGGAAGGTACAGCTTTCAATGCTTTAATAATAGTATCGTAATCGAATGCAGTTACATCGACTTTTTTAACTGGTGTTGCTGCCGTAATACCTGTAGGTTGGCCTACGCCAGTACCGGATACGATAGCTTTTTCAAGTGCTTTACCCATAGCGTCAGCGATGTTATTAATCAATGCTGCTTCGAATGCTGCAAGGCTGCGTACGTCCATTTGGAAGGATACAGCTGCTACACAACGTAATTGGTAAGCTGCGAATACTAGGCTGCCAGTAACCATTTTTTGGCTAGCACCGGCAGCGTCTTCGTTTTGCCATGCTGCTTCGAATTGAGTAGCGGAAGTCGGTACAGATACGCCGGCTGCGAATTGAGTACGACGTACACGAGGAAGGATATCGCCGTATGCTTGTAATTTACGTACTACTTCATCGAGTACAGTTGTCGGGATTACAGCAGCATTATCAGCTGTTACGGAAGTAGTAGCTGCACGGAATTCTTCAGGCATTTCAGCGCCTTTAACTACGTGGTTAAAAAATGCATTACGATATTCTACAGTTTCGAAGATGTTTGTCATTTCAGGTTTTTCCTTTTCAGTAAGATTAATAGTATTACCCATAGAAGGATTAACTTCTAAGGATTTAGCAATTTCTTCGCGCTTACGAATTTCAGTTTCTTCGTTATTAAGCGTCGTTAATTCGTCTTGAAATTTAGATAATTCTTCAAGATTGGCATTTTCGATAGCACTTCGGATTTCGAGTTTTCGCGCTTCGATTTCTTTAATTCGATTCATTTGATTTCCTTTATCTTTAATGTAAAGACAAAATTAAAATAAAAAATAATAAAAAGTATTCCTACTATATATGGTTATTTAATAAGTAAGAAGTACGGTTTTAAGCTTTTCTTTGGCAATAGTTTTTTGGTATTCCGCTTCCATATTATCGAAGTTTCGATAAACGGCTTCGACTATCGTAGCGGAGTAAGCCGGAAAATCGACGACGGATACGTCTTTTAATGTTTTAATAGCATTAATATAGCGCGTATTATCGACGTAAAAGTCTTTATCGACTGTAAAGGCAAAAGACATTTTATTTAAATCGCCGCGCTTAATTAACTCATAAATATCTTTAGCTGCCGTCGTATTCGCTAATTCAGCTTCAAAATATAAGCCGATGTCGTCGACTGTTAGCTTTAGCGTATTATTGGAAGTACGCGCTAATAAAGTAGTATTATCTTTGTGATTATAACGAAGTACTACGTCTGACATATCGCAATTAGTAAAAGCGTCTTTAGTAACGACTTCGTAGTAGTCGACGTTATTAGCAGAATATAATTTAGTCGGTGAATCGAATACTACGGCATAGCCAGCAATTAACATATTTTCTTTAGACTCAATAATAGAATCCTGGTTACTTCTAACTTCTAACATTATGTATTATTCCTTTTCTTTGTTTAATTGATATTCGTCGGCTTTATCGGCATTAATATAATTAAGAGATACTAAGCGCTTATCGCCGTCTTCTACTGGCGGTAAGTCGAATAATTCCCTTGCTTCGTTTGTCGTAAGTAAACCTAACGCGCCTAATTCTTTAACCATGTTAACTTTATTAGTAGTAGACGCATACGTTAAACGATTAGAATTAAAGTCGATGATGTTACCGTATTCTTTTTCTTTTTGTGTAAATACCTTAGCCGTGAATTCCTGGCTTAGCTGAATCTTAATACCTTCGATGATAGACTCATAAAAGGCTTGCCATTCTGTTTCGTTGTAAGATCCGTTTACGATAGCTTCATTAATACCAAAATAAGCATATACTTCAGATTGAAGATACTTTAACTGTGCTTCTTCAGCGGATTCGGCTTTAGTAGATACTGGGATAAAATCAGCTGTACTATCGATAGCTGCGATACCGCCGCTTTTAGAATTAGACGATTTAAACCATTCAGCGAATACTTCGGCTTTAGTTTTCCATTCCGGTTGACTTACCATACCGGATAGTTTTAAAATACCGCTGATTTTTCCGCCATTCTCTACCTTGTTAGAAATAGATTGACGAGATTTAGATAAATTAGTTAATGTTTCGAGTAAAGGCTTATAAGCGTCCTGGCCTAGTAAATCATGCGTTGAATAATTGCGTCTGATATGAATTATATCGGTATAAGGAATAACGATATTCTTAGCATTATTAAAATTAAATTTTAAATAAAGATTATTATCATATTCCTTTAATTCGCATGACGTAAAGTCTACTGGATAGAAGCCATTAATATTCTGTTTTTCGTCCTTCTGAATAAATACGAAGGCATTACCATAAAATAGTAATTGCGACGCTATTTTATAAAGAAAGTCGCTAGTACTCATATAAATATTAGGCCGATTAGCTAATAAATTATTAATAGCTGACTTTTGAGTATTCCGGCCGCTATCGTCTTGTATGATATGTACCGGTTTTAATTTAGCAACGTGGCGCGCTATTGTATCGACGCATGATCTGACTGCTAAGTCGTTATAGATTTCCGCGTTATAATTCGTAATAAAATTAGTATACGAATTAATTAATTGCGCGTTAGTGTACTTATTACTATCTATTTGTGTAGGCTTTACATTAAAGATAGTATCGATAAGATTTCTAAATTCCATTATTTGAAGTATCCTTTTCAATTTCTTCTAATTCTTTATTAACAGTCATAATATGTTTACCTATATATTCGACGACGTTAACGGTAACTGCATTACCAGCCTGTTTATATAATTGATTATTAGAATTAACCGCAGCGGCTGCTTCGTATTGTGAATCTGAAAATCCTTGCAAGCGCCAGCATTCGCGCGGGGTTAATCGTCTAATCCGAATCGGATCGTTATCAACTAATACGCCTACACTTCCATTTGTTGTAAGTGTTTGGCTTTGTTGTGGTTGCACCCTTCCGCGACGTGTCGCGGAATTAATATAATTTAAATCGATTCCGTCGCCGATATAAGTATCGATATATCCTTTTTCTGTTGCATTTTTAATCTTAACTGCAACTCTTGAATATAGTCCTGTACCAGTACCACCTTTAGCCATAAGCGTACAACTTGTACCGTTAGAATCGTAAACACGATCGGATTGAGTACCGTCTATAATCTTTTTAAGAGTTGATTTACTTTCTTTTCTGATAGGTAATAACTTTCTTCCGGCTGCGTTTCCATGATATCCAACAATGTATATTCTTTCTCTACTTTGAGGGACTCCATAGTCTTTGGAATTGTAAACTTTCCATTCGATAGAGTACCCTCTTTTTTCCATTTCAGTAAGTACCTGGAAGAAGGTGTATCCTTTGTCGATTGATAATAAGTTTTTAACGTTTTTAGCGATAAGCCATTTGGGTTTATTGCCGGATTCTTCGCATTCGTCAAGTAATCGCATAACTTCGTAGAATAATCCGGATCTTGTACCTTCTTTGATTCCTTGCATTTTTCCTGCGATTGAGATATCTTGGCAAGGGAATCCAAAGGCCCATAATTCTGTTTTTGGTAAGTCTTTTCCTTTAATGTTTCTAATATCATCGTTAAAATATAGTCCTTCCGTGTTATAAATAGCTTTATAAGATTCCTGTGCAAATTTATCGAATTCACACCAGCCGGCGCATTTCATACCGGCATTTTCTAACCCAGTATGGAAGCCACCGATACCACTAAAAAAATCTAAAAATTTCATTATTTAACCTTTCTGAATTTGGCTTTTAAGTAAAGATAAAAATAGCGAATGCAAGCCGCAATAATAATTAAGGTAGCTATTAATAGCGGAAGCATAAACCTAATAATAATGTAGAGTAGAATTATAATAATTAATAAGTAGATAATATCTAACATAGCTGTATATCCTCTTTAGTGTAAAGATAAAGTATTAATAGTTAGCATTCATATATGAATACATTTCTTGATTATTTAAATAAATGGTATATGCGTCGAGTATCGCGGCGAATCCGTCTATTCGGATACCGTCTTTATTACGATTTTTACAAGGCTGCATATTTCCGTTAATATCGATATCGGCTTCGACGGAAGCAAGATTCCATATAGTAATTGGATTGTTATTATAGTTAATTAATTTATCTTCGATATCGTTTTTAATACGCTGCATTGGAATCGATAAGGTTTTCTTACCTTGTATAACGGCTTCGGCTATATCCTTTCCGTAGTACATTTGAAGATTTTCGACTAATTGCGCGCTTCCCCATGAGTCATAACCGAATTTATAAGGAAAGACTTGATAGGTATTTTGCATTTCTAAATACCAGTCGAGTATATCGAGTGGATTAATATTTTTTCCTTTCGATAAGCGAAGTAATCCGTTATTATACCAGGCTGTATAAGGTTTATTGTCGCGCTTTTCGTATTCAAGTAGTCTATCTTCCGGAATCCAATACATCGATTTAACGAATATCTGATCTGAAGAAGCCTTTTTAAACAACATACAAGCCGATGTTAAGTCTATTTGTTGCGATAAATCCCAACCGCCGATATAATAGCAGTTTTTTAATTCTTCCATATCAAACGTATCAGGATTAATAATCTTATCGGCTGCTAAGAAGGCAGTATTTCCATTAACTGGAATATTAAAATCCTTACATAATAAGTTAGGTAAATTTCGGCTATCTTCTTGTGCGCGCTTAACTTTATCGTAAAGATAGTCTATTTGTTTAGATACGCCTAGATTAGGATTCGCTTTAATCCATTTAGTCGGATCGTCTACTTCGTCGCGTGAATCTAATTCATAGACTATCGGAAGTACTCTATCATCATGAGTGAAATCTTTATTTAAATAATGATTAATGATTCTAGTACATTCATCGTATTTTAAGTCGTATATATTATCGCGTATCATACCGGAAGTAGAAGTAATGATAGATAACGGCTGCTGACGTGCTGACATTCCGTCGACGATTACGTCGTATAAGTTTTTATCTTTGATAGCGTGTAATTCGTCGATAAAACTAGCATGTACGTTAAGGCCGTCTAAGGTATTAGATTCGGACGATAAAGGCTTAAATATTCCGTCGCCGATACTGCATTTAATTTCGTTAATATAAATCTTAGCGTATCGGCTTAATTCAGGTGATTTCTTAATCATCTTTTTAGACGATTCCCATATAATTTTAGCCTGATCTTTTTTAGTAGCAGCGCTATATAGTTGTGCGCCTTCTTCGCCGTCGGCATATAAAAGATAATTAGCTATTGCTGACGCAAATACTGATTTACCATTCTTACGCGCAACGATTAAGATTAATTCTCGATATTGTCTTAATCCTGTATCCTTATCGACGAATCCAAATAGCGCCGATAATAACGCCTTTTGCCATAATTCAAGGATAAAAGGTTTACCGGCTGACTTGCCTTCGCCGTGCTTACAAAATGTTTGAATAAATTCTATAACGCGGTTAGCCTTGCTTTCATCGAAGATATATTTATTAGGATTATTAACTTTATAGCTAAGATAATCATATACCGCTGCTACCTTCTTACTAACGATAATATCGCCGTTTGTAATTTTATTATGATATTGCAGTATATAATTCATAGCGTTTTACCTATTAAGAAATGCTTCTAATGAAGATTTAGATTCGTCGTCTAAATCGTCAGGCAACAAAGACATAAGGTTTTTAATTACTGTGTTATAGCTGCGTATCATATTGTTATAGACTTTAATAGAAGATGATTCCTTTACGCCTGATTGATTAGCGCCGTTTTGATATTCTTCTATACAGCCATTAATAGCTATATCTATTTGAAGTTTTGAAAGGGTTAATCTCATAAAGGCAGCGTCTGATATCAAGCCTTCAGCGATAGTATAGGTAGTCTTATCTAATAAAGGTTTAAATAATTTTTTCAGCTTATTAATTTCACGTTTAAGCTGTTTTTCTTGATCCGTCATAATTAAGCCTTTTCTGTTGTTAAATATGAGAATGAAAAAGTAACGGCCTTTTCGTCATGGTAGTTATCAAGGTTAAATAAATCTACCGAATAGAATTTAAAGCGCGTGTTAGCGATTGTTAATTCTACTGTATTAGTAAGGCTGTTACGGAATTGATTAATAATATCGGTAGTTGTCTTTTCATCGTCTAAGATTAAGACGACGTAATTATCTGTATCGCTTAAAAGGATACTATTAACGTCATAGTCTTTACTGTAAAGACTCAATACGATATTTCTATTTTGTGATTGTTTCATAAGTATAATTCCTTGCGGATAATTATTATCTTTAGTGTAAAGATAACTATACCCTTAGTTAAAAAGTGCTTTTAGTATGCAAAAAAGAGGGCGCACGGTCTTCCGGCCTTTTTTCTTTTTTTGCGTAATAGGGGGGACTTTTTCCAATAATAGATTTTCTGTATATTAATGTCGTTTTCGTTTTTGAATGTGTAATAGCCGTATCGTGTATAGAGTACTATCTAGTATGTGTATCGTCGTCGCTTATATTGATAACATTACCGCGGCTATCGAATGTAATGCTTCTATTAGAGATTGCCGACTTAGATTTTTTAAAACGGTTATGTATTTCGTTATGACATTCATTACATAGCAGCATTAAATTAGATTCGTTTAATGTTATGTTTGGATCAGTAACATTTAATTCTGTAATTGGTTTAATATGATGTACTTCTTTAGAATTTATAGCGCCGCATTTTTCACAGGTATAAAATTTTGCCTTCCGAATTTTGGAAGCTAATTTTTTCCATGCTTGCGAATTATAGAAGTACTTTAATTTAGGATTAGCCATAATATGTTATATAGTTATATGTATGTATTAGTTATTAGTTAGTTAATATGTTATTAGTTAATGATATATAGTTAGTAAGCTATTAAATTTAAATAAAGTTATTTAGGGCAGCCATTTTTAATACTTTAATAGTAATAATCTGTAGAAAGAATTTAAAACTGCTTCCCCTAGCTTCCCCTGGTATGCGTAATAATATATATAAGGATAAAAAAATTTTTTTAGCTTTACGATATTTCGATGTAAAAATCCTAATATATTAGTAGAAGGTAAAAAAAATATGTTTATTGTAAAGATAGTTAAAAAGTGTACCCTGGTAAGGAGATAAACCCAGGATACACTTCTTAGCAGTAGTTTCTAAGTAAAAAAGGAGGTTTCGTTTTGACAATGGCAATTACTTAGTAAAGGAAGGATATGTTATATCCTTTCACTATATAAGGTTATTTCTGTAGTAAGAAGTACGGATTTTAGATAAATAAATATTATTTAGCGCCGATTAGCTATAATTATTTAATTCTGATCCATAATTTTGTTAAGAAAAAAAGTTTCACTTTTTTGATGAATATCCGATTCAAAATTTCACTTTTTTAATGAAGTTTTTTTGACGAAAAAATGGCGATGAAGCCAGTAAATATCTATATAGTTGTCTGAAAAATGTTGCAATTCCACACAAATATAAATATATGTCAGATTGCAGTAGTTACCTGGGCTGAAGGCTATTTTTTAGAGAATCGTTACATAGGATATATACGTTTGTATTTTAAATATCGTGATACAAGGTTAGTCAATGTTAGATAATGAGTCATATTAAATAATGATAGTTGAAGTTAAGCTATTAGAATCTGTTAAGGAGATGAGATAGAATAATCCTGGCGGCGGATTCAGTTTCCGGACATACAAACGTATATAATATACTCAAAAAAAGTTTCACTTTTTTAATGAAATCTGGATACAAAACTTCACTTTTTTAATGAAGGTTTTTTGAGAAAAAAATACCGATGAAGCCAGGATTTACCTGGATAGTTGTCTGAAAATCGTTGCAATTTCACACCTAATATAATATATGTCAAATTGCAGTCTGAAGCCAGTAGCTATAAGGGATTCTACCGTTTTGATCCATAAAACATTATTTAACAGCTTATCCTAATTTCTAAGGTTAGATTTTGGCTGCTGTATCCTACCTATGATACATAATCCTTAATAGCTTGTTTTGAAGATTAGGATAGGTTAGATAATGAGTCATTAATACATTTTACAGCAATCATTATTTAACAGCTTATCCTTACTGTAGGGTTAGCCTAAGAAATTATTTCAGCTGCCAGGATTTAACAGCTAATACTGAATAATCATTAATTATGTTTAGAGTATTATTCAATGGAATATACTAAACATATCTTAATAGACTATTATTGAAGGATATTTATTGTAAGCTATTAATGATAATACATTGAGTTAGGATAATAAATCCTTCAGCATGAGTAGTATCGCCGGCCAAAAACAAGCCTTTGATATCAAACGTCATGAATATAAATTATTCAGATGAGTTATCCTTATATAGTATGAATCAAAACTTATCTAACCTTTATCAATATACAAAATCTTGTAAAGGATATGTTTATTGTAAGATACTGTATCCTGGTAATGCTTAACCTGGGTAACTTGATTATCTTGACTAGTTAGATAATGAATGACAATAAGGGCAGCATTTATCCATTCTTAACAGATTATGACTCAAGTCAGGATTACTACATCATACTAATAAAGATACTACCGTTATTCATATGATATATTATCAGCGTTTAATACAGATAATATATCAAATACATCATATAGGATCAGGAATATCCTAATTAATGAGACGCACGAGGTGCCGTTTTGCAGCCTAAAATAGCTATTTTAAGCAATTAAAATTAATTAGAATTAACTTCCTTAACAGTCTTGACTGTAAAGATAAACTTTAGTATAATGATAGTAGATAACAGCGATGTACTTAACGTCGCCATACATAATTAAACGGCTATTTACTTAATGTAGCACATACAAAATAATCATAATCATAATTTAAGCCGTTAAGATAACCCTCAACAGTTAATTATTATTTAAATCCTAATACGTATAACGTGTATTCTTACAACTACTAATACATGGTTAGGATTTAAATCTTAATATATTGCTAAGGCCTACAAAATTAAATTTGATATCAAATTGAAAGATACAGCGTTATTAGCTGATTATTAGTAGACAAAATCTAGAAATAATCAGCTATGACGGTGTATTTTTTTGTTATATCGAATGAGATAAAAAAATTTCAAAATTTTTTATTACAACTGCATTAAGAATCGTCTGACGTAGGTAATATAACTTATGAAGACAGCAAACGAAGAGAGAATTCAAACGGGGGATTTTAATTCATTTACTGTTATTACTACGAAAGGCGATTTAACTATGACAGTAGTTACTACATCAAATAAGTATAATTCCTTTAAACATGACTTAATGACTGGCGATTTTGGCGAAGCATGGACGGTTAAAGCATTAATGGATATTCAAGGTACTGAATTATTTAAATGTGATACGCCGGCTTTTAGGAGTATCGACGTCGACTTTACTACAGATTTAACATTATCTAAATCTAATAACGTTGACGAAATTATTAATTCAGAATTCCCATTAATAGAAGTCAAAACTGATTTAAGTACATATCCTAATCAATGTATCGAAGTCGTATCTAATATGAATACCGGTAGTCCTGGTTGGGCATTAGTAACGGAAGCTACACATATCTTTAGCGTGTTTCCTAATTTAAATAAATGTTATATCTATGACGGACAATTATTTAGAGAATACGCCGAATCCATTAAAGATGATCCGACTATTAAGACTTCGATTCTCAATACAACCGGTTACGATAATAAGACGCTTTACAATTCCAAGATTAAGCTAGTTAGTCGCAAGAAGTTGCAAGAATTAGGAATCGTAACGCGAATCATTGATTTAAAAACATATGACTATCTTTACATTAAAGCCAAACATTAAAGGAGTACTCAACGATGAATAATAGATATTATCCAACAATTACACTATTGATAACAGCAGCATTAGCCGCGATTACATTAACATTATTATTTAACAGTTTCTTTTTAATAGGCATATTAGCAGCATTAGTAACTATATCCTTTGAAATTTGGAAATTCACTTTAGGAAGGATTCGCTAATCATGGACATTAAAAAATTATTAGACGTATATACATTAGCTAAGGCAAGAAGCGAATCTAATATCGAAGTAGTCGAATATATCGTCGATATTGAAGCTGCATTAAATCGGATCAGTAAAAGACATAGATTCATCTTAGAAAAGATTCACTTTGAAGGTTATTCCCAGGTAGAAGTAGCTAGCATGCTAGGAATTACTAAATCGACGTTAAACGGCGTTTATGCTACGGCATTAGAAGCCTTTAAAAAGGAGTTTTTAAAATGAAAAATAATGTTAATACTCTAAAATTCGCTAATAACCTATTAAGCCATGATAATTATACCGAAGCCGAGATTATGGAATTCATTTCTAAGGCTAAAACACAATACGAATATGACGCAATTATAGATAGTCTTTACCTTAAAGATAGACATGATAATCGCGATACTAAAAATCGACGCGAATATAGTTATCATACAGCCGACTCTATGCGAAAGAAGCGCAACCGCGAAGATTCATTAAATTATCTAAATGAAGTCAAACATATTCAATTAACAGATTTTTAATTTAAATAAAGGAGATTCTAATAATGAATACGACTTATACACACGCTGACAATACTCATAAATACTATCAAACAAGAAGTACTTTAGTTACGAAAGAAGGACGCCTTCAATCCAGTAGATTATTCGCGACTAAAGTAAGTATCGATTATAGCTTCGACGCTATTAATCGCGGTTTGACTCAAAAAGACGTATTTAATTTTGTTATGGTATTAGCACAATATATTAAGTCTGATAGCGTATTATATGTTTATGACAAAGGTAAACGCCATAAACGGCCTATGACAAAAAACGATATGCGCGAAATCTTAGACTTAACTAAAGGATCATTTAATAACTTTTGGGCGCGCTGCATTAAAGCTAACGTACTTAAAATAGATAAAACTATCTCTAATAACGATATTACGCGTCAAGTTATATATGTTAATCCGGCATTTATGCAGCCTAATTATTCTATTACGGCTAAGGCTTATTGGTTATTTAAAAATGACTTAGACGCTAAATTAGACGATACTACTATCGCTATGTATACTGACGAATTTAATCGTCAATATGGTACACATACACACGAAGACGCTGTTACTTATTTAGAATCTGAAGAATCTGTTAAGGAATCTAACGTTACAGAAATCGAAGTTAATTATACTCCTGAAGATGAAGTTACTGCTGCTGAAGATAATCCTGAAGAAGTAGCTGAAGAATTAACCGAAGATACTGTATCACCAATTAAATATAAAAAGCCTGTTAAGATTGTTTCCGTAGACGAAGCTAAATCTGAATATGAAGTATTAGCTGTTAAAATGCGTAAAAAATTGTTAGATAATAATGTATCTAATCGGCGGACTTTGACTAATATATAGTCTATGTTAAATATGTTTCTTATAAATAATTATATTAATTATAATTTCCGATAAGTATATAGGTATCGGAAGTAATTTTAAAATGAAAAATACAGATAGTTACTGCATTCTTTAATGAATGATATAACTATCTGTATAAATTTCCTGGAATGTATAGAATATTTATTTAAAATAATGGTTTATTTTGTGCATTCTGTATTTTTATCTTACGTTTCTGTTTTTGTATACTGTGCAAGTCAGCGGACGTAAAATCAGATAAATCCTTACGACGCGGATTAGGAATTAACTTTACATTATTTAAATACTTATCTTGATAGACATTTAATCCTAAATTAAATACTTCAAAAAATTCTAGATTATGTTTATCCCTTAATTCTACGAAATCGTTATAATCGCTTAAATTAACTAATAGGCTTTGTCTAATACATTGCTTTTCTTTTTCTAACATATCTTTAAGAGTAGTAAACGCCTTAGCCATTTCTAAAGTATCGTTAGAAATATTTTCTTTTACGCCGCTAATAATAGCGTTAAATAATTCGGATACTGTTAATCGTTGCGTATAAGCGATATCTTTAAATCTGAAGTAATCGTCTAAAAAGATATAGTAGTTAATCTGACGTTTATTCTTAATTCGTAACGCTGTATTAGTTTCGGTATCGATTGCGTTAGCCGTAATAGTAGGCTTGTTATCGTTTTTAATATTATGGTTAATAGCAGCTTTACGATTTTTAAGTAAATCCATATCTAGTTTAGTTGCCATTATAATAATCTCCCTTTAATTAATTCGTTAGTTACGTTTAAGAAATCCTCGTAACCGATACTCTTACTAGCATACTCTACGATATCTTTACCTATACTAGCGGATTCAGCTAATACGGAAGAATCACGAATTACAGTATTAAGTACATTGAAATCCTGACGCATTAATTCAGTAGTTAAGTCGGATATTTTACGACGTTTATACTGATTAACGATAACGGCGTCGATAGTCTTACCTGGTTTAACCTGGTTTAGAGTATCTGTTAATAAAGATAATCCTCTAGATGATACGATATCAGGTTTTATAATACTAATAATAGTGTCGGCTGCCATTAAAGCGTTAATATTAATAATTCCTAACGCCGGCGGACAATCCAGGATTATATAATCATAACCGTTAATAGCTTCTAAGCTAGCTTTTAATTTATTAGCTGATATATCCTTATTATAAAGATTAGTTAATTCGATACTACCAGGAATTAAATCATAGTATTCGCCCTGGATAATATGATAGTTATTCTTTGTCTTAGTAAATAATTCGTAGCTACTACCATTAATAGATTCAGGATTAACGAAGTCTGTTAATGTAGCTTGCGGATCTAAATCAATAAATAATACTTTTTTGTTAAATACTTTAGATAAAATAGCGCCGATATTAAATGCACATATAGACTTGCCTACGCCGCCTTTTTGATTGATGAAAGCAATAGTTTTCATAAACCCACCTCCCTAATATTAACTAAAGTATATCTTATGTTGTCTTCAATGTAAAGATAATTATTATATCTTTAACCTAAAGACTTTTTAATTTAAATAAAGGAATGAAATATATGTTATCTAATAATCTTAAAATCGCCACTATTCAATTATTCGCATTCGATACAATATTATTAACGTTAGTCGTCGTCGAAATCGTTACAATAATCACGCATTATTTAACACTTGATAACTTAGTAGTCGATCTATTCGATATATTAATGCTACCTTGCCTTATCGTAGCGTTATCTATGTTTTCGTTACATTATAAGCAGCTTAAACGTATGGTATTAGAAAATTAGTCTTTATTATAAAGATATGATAATTGACTTCTTGATATATAATAGACTTATGTAAGTGTTTTGTATTAATAGGAGTTGTTATTATGGAAAAAGATGAAAAGTATAGCGAAGAATTACAGTCTTTAATTGGTGAAATGCTTGATAATATCATCGACAATATAGGGAAGAATAAAAAGGATAGTACTGAAGACGAAGAAGAAATGTACATAACGCCTAGAGTAGGCCATTCTTACGAAGAAGCGAAAGAATCTCTTAAACGCATAGAAGCAATAATCAAAAAACAAAAAGAAGATAATGATTGACTTATATCTATACCGATATTAGAATATAGGTAGTTGATAGATTTAAAAAATAAAAGAAGCGTTAGCTATTACGGCTAACGCTTTTTCCTTGTAAAGTTTTAAATTTAATGATATCATACTGTTAATGATAATAATTAATCGTGAGTTATTATTATGTATACGAATCTGATTCGGTACACAATTTAAATAAAACGTGCAAAAAAAAAGCCTACCGACTTTGCTGGTAACATCGTCGAAAGGCATATGCTAGACAAGTACTCAACCATACTTGCTAACTTTTGATTTTGTACACTAATTATAGCATATAAAGACTTTTAAATACAAGCATTTTAACTGTTTTTACTCTATAAACTGGGTACTTGTTTAGCGTAGCAATAGATATTAAGAAATATATCTAGTAGGCCACGCTTTTTTTGTTGCCTAGCTGCATAAGGTATTAATAGAATAATGCAGCCAGTTAGCCGGTTAACTGCTTAAAACAGATCCGGAATTATATCCTGGTTTATCCAGGTTATGAAGCGCGGCCGGCGCTATATAAGGGAAAGCGATTGCTATAGTTTCGCCTACGGTTTTGAATAGCCGACGCTATAAAATATTCATGGTTTACTGATACATACCTATTTTAAAGTACAGTATTCCATAAAAGGTAGAAGATGTAGCGACGCCTATTCTGTTTAGCGATTGAAATAACAGATAAACTAGCTACAAAGGGTAAGGTTAAATCGTTAGACTTAGATTCTAATAACGGCGCAAGTCGTGGGATTACATAGGCGTATTAGTAATAATACGATTAGTAGGGCAAATTGGATTTAGACGCTAAATAATATGTACGATAGTAGAATATCGGCTATAAATAGGGCATACGAATACGGATACTTCGATATACTGTGTTTAATAAATGGATAGTATTCCTCAGTAAAGTTAAATAAATTTTTATTTAAATAAATTTTACTGGGGATACTATGCGCCGAAGCCGTTGCTTGATTCCTATGTTTGATACGCCTTTCAGGCGTCGATGTCAATACGGCCAAAGTACTTTTATCTAAATTAGTATAAGAAAAGACAAAAGAAGCGACTAGGGAAATTAATCCTTAGTCGCTTCTTTCATAAGAAAATATATAGTCAACAGTATTAGATACTGCGGCTGATGATGAATGAATTATTACGCCTTAAAACTTAACAAAGTCATACGATACAGCTGCGCCGTCTAAGTTTTTACCTTTAGGATTAGTTATACTCTTAAAGGCTTCAACTCTTAATCTATCGCGCTGATAATGTACAGTACCGTAGATATCGTTATTAATAACGGCTATACCGCCACCGATACGATTTTTCTTTTCTTGTTTAATAGCATAATAATTGTTTTGAATTACGTTATTATCGGATTCAGTTTCCTTTAATACATAATCTGCTTTATCTTTACTGGAAAGATAGTTAGCTTTTTTATCAGATTCCGCTTGCGAAGCTGTTATATATTGAAAAGTAGGCGGTTTTTCTTTTGCTACTTCGATATAGTGTACGACTTCTTTCGTATCTGAATCTGATTTATATTTATTAGATAATTGCTGCGCTTGTTTAACGGAATTAAAATCGACTTTTGCTATCGGCTGTAAAGGAATCGTAGAATCTTGTATTCCTTTATTATAGAAATAGTATCCTGATCCGATTAATAATAATAAAATAACGATAATTCCGGCAGCGATTAATACTTTTTTATTTAACAGCGGAAGCATAATCAGTAATACCTCTAGCAATAGCAGCAGCGAAATCGTCAGCATTATTAATTAATAGTAACGCGTCTTCATCGTTATCGATAAAAGCAGTTTCTACTAATACGGCCGGCATATGTGTACGCTTTAATACTGTTAATTCAGGACGTACCTTAATACCTCTATCGACTGTATTAAGACTATTAATAATCTGATTTTGTACGCAATTAGCCAATACTTCAGATTCGCCGCCTAAGCTATATACTAAACATTCTGTGCCTTTAGCTTGTGTATTAGCTGCGTTACAATGGATACTAATAAATATATCGCTATCCCAGTCGTTAGCAGCTACACATACAGGGTAAGGACGATCGGCATAATCGGAATCATAATTTAAATTATCTGATTGCATTACTTTTGTTTCATAGCCTACATTATTTAAATAATAAGCTACTTTATCGCCGATAGTACTAGCTATTTCAGCTTCAGTAATACCGTAGTTATTGTTAACAGCGCCACTATCATATTGTAAATCGTGGCCTGGATTAATAAATATCTTCAATTATTTAACTTCCTTATCTTCTAATTTATCCGGTATACCGTTATGATTACTATCAAGCCATAAGCCTAAAAATCCGACTAACGCCGTCAAAACTGACGGTATAAAGATATGATCGATTATATTAATTCCGACGCTAATTATCTTATTAGCTTCATCGCTAACATAGCCGGCAATAAATGACATAATATATTCTGTAATAACTAATAATATCGGTAGTATCATTACCAGGATAAGTAAGCGCGTAAGAATAACGCCAGTAGGTTTTACCCTACTGACGCGAATATTCTGATAAGCGCCTTTTATTGATTGTATCGCTTTATTTTTGATATCCATTTAGCTTTACCTTAAAGATATCGATTAAAAAATAATACCTAAAATAGCAATAGCTACAGGAATCATAAAGCCGAAGAATATAGCGACGCCTTGAATTTTTTTATCTTTATCGTAAAGATTATCTAATTTAGATTCATGGTTAGATAATTTAGTATCTATGTCTTTTAATGTAGATTCTAATTGAGTTACGCGCGAATTCATCGCATTCTGCTGCGCTTGAAAGTCATGAATCGTATTTCTAATATCCTTGACGATATCTAAGATTAAGCTAATATTATCCATTATTAACCTTTGTTATAATGTTTTACTAACCATTCGGATACGGCGGATTGGTAAGATTCAGGTACTAACTTAATATCGTCGTTAGCTACTGTTTCGTCCAACGTATATTTACCGAGAATAACGAGTTTAGAGTATGCGCTAATTAGCCACGGTTTCAATTTCTTCATGTGTAGTACCACCTTCTAAATCTAAAATTTGTGATTGTAAGTCAGCTAACGCTTCTAATACATATTCAGGATTTAATTCGACTGTATCTTCTTCGTCGCTGCCGCTATTAATAGCGTCTTCATTATCTAACTTCGGCTGTACTTTATCTTTTTTAACAGTATCAGTTATTTTATCAATTAAGTTAAATAATGAATTATATTGCGTCTCGGTTACGATTCTAAATCCTGGAAGTAGATCAGGAAGTAGCGCTTCTTTATAGGTACTCATACCGATTACGATATTTGTATCTGTTAATAATATGTACATAGTTGTTACTCGAATCTATAAGTTGATTTATTGTATTTTTTACCGCTATAAGTATAAATTTCAATATTTTTATTAGTTATAGCTATTTTTGTATTATATGCAAGTGAATCGATATTTGAATCATCGCCAACGATTAATTTTTTCATATTTTGGCAGCCTTTTAAAAAGAAGAAGTTTCCAGATTTATATACATAGCTATCTAAATTTAATTCTTCTAATTCGCCACAATTTTCGAAGGCGTTTGGCGCTATTTTTTTTAAAAGAGGTGCTTTTAATTTTTTTAGATTGCTATTAGCAAAAGCGCCCATGTTTATTGATTCTAGGCGGAAATATACTTGTATCGGTATCAACGCTGTATTATTTCTAAATTGATTAATTGATATAGCCGTAGTCGTTAAATCGATTTTTGCATGTGTATTAATATAATTGACAATACCTTTCGTAACTTCTTCATCGGTAAGGCCTAAGTTAATAGCGTTAGAAATAGTTGTTAACATAGTATCGCTATAAGGAAATCCTTTAATTAGTTTAATTTCGTCGGCGAATTTATTTAACTTACCTTCCGACGTAACGCCTTTAGCTTTTAACGCTTCTTTAATAGCATTTATGCTATTCTGAATTTTAGTAACTTCCGTTACAATATCATCAATAATCATAGTGAATATCCTTCCTTAATTAGTACCGTTAAGTTTTCTTAATTCGGTAAGTAATGCAGTCATATCACTATCATATTGTGATTTAGCTACATAGTTACCGGAATCAGTCTTTTTAATATATAGCTGATCCGCTTTAAATTGGTTAAGAATTTCGCGGCCGTTAAGATAACCTACACTAGGATACAAGGTAAGAATAGGAGTATTATTTTTACTTTTAATAACTAAGTTATTTCCGTTAGATTCTAATATATGATTAGCTAAATTTAAGCCGGAAGTTTGACTAACTGTTACAGTCCCGGTAAAAGTATTATCGCCGTCTTTAGTAACTGCGTTATCTTTTGTAACGTAACTATCTAAATCTGTTTTCTTGACATACGTACTATCAGCAGCAGTAGACGTTACATAATTATTTAAATTAGCCGTAGTTACATAATTATCTAAGTCTGTTTTCTTAGCGTAAGTAGATTCTGCGTCTGTTTTAGTTACACAGCTTTTTAAACCGTAATTAACAAATTGCTTAGTCGCATAGTTAAGTAAATCTTCTTTAGCTGCGTAAGTAGTAGAAGCGTTATCCGTTGTTACATAGCTATTAAGACTTGTTTTAGTGGCATAATCGTTAAGACTAGCTTTAGTCACATATGTATTAGATGCATCTGTTTTAGATAAATAATTATTATTAGCCGTCGCCGTTAATACATAATCATTTAACGCTGATTTTTTAGCATATGTATTGTCAGCATTTGTAGTTGTTAAGTAATTATCTAAACTAGCAGTCGTAACATAATTATCTAAATCTGTTTTCTTAGCGTAAGTAATAGCTGCGTCATTATTAGATAAGTAAATTCTAGCTGCGGCAGTTACCGTTAAACAATCATCTAAACCTATTTGTTTAGCGTAATCCGATTCTGCTTCAGCTTTAGTTAAATACGTACTATTAGCAGTATCGGTAGTTAGATAATTAGTTAAACTATCGGCTGTTAAATATGTACCTAATTCAGTACGTTTAACAAAGTTATTAGCGTCGGTTTTATTAATATAAGTATCGGACGCTTCGGCTTTACTTAAATATAAGTTATCAAAATCTACTTTTCTAACGTATGTATTAGGCGCGTCTTGTTTAGATAAATAAGTACTATTAGCGTCGTCTTTTGTTAAATAAGTCGTATTCGCTGTATCAGTAGTTAAATAAGTATTTAATTCTGATTTTTTAGCATAAGTACTGTTGGCGTCAGTTTTAGATAGATATGTATTAGAAGCTACTGTATCAGTTAAATAATTAGTTAAATCTGTTTTTTGGGCGTAATTAGTATTAGCGTCAGTCTTAGATAAGTAAGCGTCAGCTGCGGCCGTTGCTGTTAAATAATTATTTAAATCAGTCTTCTTAGCATAAGCCGATTCTGCGTCAGCTTTAGTTAAGTAACTATTAAAATTAGCCTTAGTAATGTAGTTATTATCTGCGTAGACTCTAGATACAAAAGTATCCTTAATCGCCGTTGCCGTCATATAACTATTAAGATCAGTTTTTTTAGAATACGTATTATCTGCAAAAACTCTAGATACAAAGGCGTTATTAGCAGCCGCTGTAGTCATGTAGCTATTTAATGTAGACTTAGTAGCATAGTTATTATCTGCGAAGATTCTAGATACATACGTCTTACTAGCTGCTTCTGTCTTCATATAATCGCTTAAACTGGCCTTAGTAGCATATATATTTTCTGCATTGATTTTAGATACATAATAGTTATTAAGTGCTTCTGTCTTTACATAGTCGCTTAACTCTGTTTTTAATGCATACTTAGGATCACCTAACATAGTAAGGTAATTTCTTATATCTACTTTTTTTAGGTAAAGATTGTCGGCTTCTTGTTTAGTCGGATAAGCTGATAAATCGACGTTTCCGCCACTTCCGCCGGTACCTGGATCACCTTTCGGCCCTTTAAGTTGTGCTATTTGATCCGGAGTTAAATCTTCGAATCGTAAAGGATCGCCCTTATCACCTTTAGGGCCTTTTAATAATCCTAACTGATCCGGAGTAAAATCCTCATAAGTGAATGCTTTACCAGGTTTTCCGTCTTTACCAGGTAAACCAGTATCGCCTTTTGGCCCTTTTAATGCTTCTAATTGTACAGCTGTAAAATCGTCGTAAGTAAACGCCTTACCGTCTCTACCTGGCGCACCAGGTAAGCCGTCTTCGCCCTTATCACCTTTCGGCCCTTTTAAAGCGGCCTTTTGTGTTTCGGTTAAGTCGTCGAATGTAATAGACTTACCGTCTTTACCTGGGTTACCGTCCCTACCAGGTAAGCCAGTATCACCTTTAGGCCCTTTTAATAAAGCTATTTGATCCGGTGTTAAATCATCGAATGTAAAGGATTTACCGTCTTCGCCTTTAGGGCCTGGATCACCTTTAGGCCCTTTAAGTGCTGCTAACTGATCCGGCGTTAAATCTGCTATATTAAGTGTACCTGGATCGCCCTTATCGCCTTTACGTCCAGGAATACCGATATCAATATTAATTCTATTCGGAATATTAATAATTACTTCATTTTCCATTATTTAAACCTTTCACTATCTTTAGTGTAAAGATACATCATGAATAATTTTAATACTTCCCATGACTAGCTTATAACTATATGTATCGCTTACGATAAACACATCGTAAAAGCCTTTAGATAAAGTCTTAGGAATCGTTAAGGATTTAGCGGCCGGAATATTAACGTAAATAGATTTATCATGAATCGTACAGTCAGCTTCTAAGATTAATTCGTCGTTAGCTGTACGAAGTTTACATACTGCTTTGGCATTCGATAAATCTACATTATCGCCTTGAATAGTATAACTTCTATTCCAGTCATTACCGGTATGGATTATTTCGGAGAATCGTTTAATGTAGTCCATAATTAAGATACCCTTTTCCACATGTAAACAGATAAATAAGGCGGCATGTTATTATGTGGTTGACTTCCGCCGTCGTCTTTAATTCTATGTGTATGATTTCCGTTATCGGTAGTCGTGAAAGTATGACTATGATTACCGGCGTCAGTAGTTTTCAACGTTTCAATATTTTTAATGTTATCGCTATTATCTTTATTAATATAAGTACCATTACCGCTACGGTTAGGAGAGTTACCAAAACTCTTAACTAAACTATGACTATGGTTACCGTTACTATTAGTAGTGCCGCCGTGATTATGATTACCGGCAGCTTCCGTATCAGAATAGTGATTATGTCTAGGCATTTCGGCAGCCGTTAAGGTATGCATAGCTTCGCCGCCTGTAGTACCGGCAGCATAGTTACTACCTTGCGCTAATAACATTCTGCCTTGTGGTAATTCTTCCCATGTACCGAATCCGAATAATTGAGACGGATTCGTCGCTACGACTGACGTATAAATAGCGCCGACTGGATATACCTTATCGAGTGTTAAGGCATTATTAATATCTTTTAATGTCGCATACATGATAGATAAATCTAAGATAACTTTAACGTTAACTGCATTATCGGTAACAGTATCGATATTAATAATTTTTTCTTGAATAGGGTAAGTCTTATCGTATACCATTTTAGCTTTATCGCCGCATGTAGTATATGCGTAAAGTACTTCCTGGCCGTTATCGACTTTAGCCATTAAACCGATTTCTCTAAAGTAGAAGCTAGTATTAACTAGGCTATTACTTACTCTAAATTGTAGTCGCATTTGGCCGGCGTGTACGTTTTCGCTTTTAGCAATCGGTAAGGTTAGCTTCGGAGATTTAATAGCCGTTAAACTATCGATAGCTGATCCAGTCGCTGTACCGTCACCAATTACGACTTTTGTAAATGTGATGATATGGCCGGCGCGGCCTTGCGTTAACATATCGCGGCCGGCATTCGTTAACTTCAGTACGTCGAAGTCGCCAGTTTTGTTAGCCATAAATATATGTTTCCTTTATTTAAAATTTAGTATGAATTAATAGTTTCGGAATGTAGCTACATTCTGTATTAGTACTAGAAGTTTCGATAGTATAATTAGCGTCAGCCGGAATATAGATTTCTTCGACTTCAGATACGACGCCACTAAAGTATACTTCTTCGCCGAGGTTTAAATAAGTAGTAAAGAAGTAGCCTAAATGCGCCGGCTTCCATTGATTAATAGCAGCTAGTAAATCAGTAAAGTTATCGATAGTACCGTCTTGCACTTCGAATCGTAATTTATATTCGCTATATAATTCTGTGATAGTACCGTCTTTAGTACTAACAAATTTATTTAACAAATTCGTTAAGAATTGGATAGTCGAAGTTTGTTTAGACTGTAGCTTTTGCCATATACGTAAACGTCGTACTTCATCAGAATCGGATTCGATAGTCGGAATAAATAAATCGTTTTCCCATAGGGTTAAACCCCATGTAGCCGTTGATACGAAGAATTGCTTGTATATATCGAGTAAATACTCTTTTAATTCGTCATGCTCAGCTGATTGCGAATCGCCTACTAACTTAAATGTATCGGAATTTTCGTTAAGAAAAGCCGGTAAATAGCGTAGTATATTCGTCTTTTCTTGACGCATAAAATCCTTACCGATTACGTTATCTAACTTAGCCATTGAATACCACCGTACCAATCTTAGGAAGTTTACCGTTTAATTGTACTGATCCGTTAGTACCGTTAATTTGAATACTATTGTAATCGTTATAACCGGCGTTAAATAATTGTTTAGCTATATCGGCCTGACTAACTTTTGTTAATTTAAATCCGTGTTTACGGAAATAATCAGTTAATAATTTCTTAAACGCTTCTTCTGTGCCACTACCGGTTAACCCACTTACATTGATATTAATAGTAAGGATATCCGGAGTAGATACGATAACTTTAGCGCCGGCCGGACGTTTTAATTCGATATAGGCTTTAACCTTATTAATTAAATCTTGACTAGCTTTATCGCCGTTAGAATCGACGATAGCTACGCCTACTGTGCCAGGGCCTTCGACTAATTCAGTTACACGGCAGCCACCGACGCCGCTTACAGCCGTCGCCCATTGATTATAATGATACAAGTTACCGGAAGTAGCCGGTAATCTAATAAAGTCGCTGTATCGTTGATATAATGCTTCGTCTGTTTCTTCTTCGAAGCCGTCGATAGTCGGATTAGTATTAGTAACAGAATTGACTCCGCCTATACTCATCGGTATAAGCGTAATCGTATTCGCTTCTAAGTTATATTCCGTGCCAGGGTTTTCAGCTTCGATAGGAATCGTAACAGTACCGTTATCACTAATAAAGGATTCTTCAGTCGTATAAAATTTATAACCGCTGTCAGATTGGAATAAAGATTTAGCCGGAATCCAGGCATTCGCGCTACCTTTAACGGTTACTTCGCCATGTGCTTTTACGGCTACTTTCCTATCGATACCCATATCGCTACATTTAGCAGTTAAGTATTCGCCCCAGGAAGTAGCAGCGAAGGCTGCGTCTTTTACTAAATCGATTTCGAAATAAGCGTTTTTAAATTCTTCCGCCGTCGCATTAACGATATCGCGTTTAAATGATCCTTCTATAATCGTTTCAGGATTACCTTTAATAGTCGATACTAAACGTTGCTGTATTGTATTAACGTCTTGTAATCCTATTAATTTCTTAGCCATTATTTAAATCACCACCTTTAATGCAAACGGAGAATATATAGAGGTTAGATAAATAGTGATTTCGACTACATCGTATTCTTGCTTCGTAATATCTAGTTTATCGATACTAACTATATAAGGATTTATCTGTAAGCCTTCGATAATATCTTTCTTAATCATTTCGGCCGTACCAGGAATATTAGCCTGGCCGATGTACTTTTCTAACTCGATACCGTAGCTGTCATGATAGGCAACGTAACGGAATCTTTCAGTTTTTAAAGTCTTATAAATCCATACTTTTAAGGCTTCGTTTTCTTGTACTATGATATGCTGGCCGTCGGCGTTTTTTCTAAAAACGTCGTGAGTAAAATCCCAGGCATATTCTTTTAATAACGGAAGCGTATCCGAAGTCGTTAACGTAGTATTATCACTATTTAAAAAAGGGTTAGCCATATGCTGTACCTTTCTTTTATAGATGTACTATTTTATCGGAAATAAAATATTGTTGTGAAAATCCTTCCGTTTGTTGGAAAGGAATAATCGATACATAATCACCAGGCTTTAATGTGTCTGTATAGATTATGTTATCGGTGTAAGGATTATTTATTTCGTGAGTATGACTAGCGAATTCTGCGTATCCACCGCCACCGCTGCGTGGTTGTGTTTCGGATTTAATGACGCCTTTAGCAGTCCTTTCGTATCCGATTAATAGATATTCGCTAATCCATACGTCTTCTTTTTCTAAAATGAAATCTTTATATTGTACTTTGATATTAGGCGGCGCGGCTAATACTTTACCAATCGCCGGAAGTGGCGGCTGATTATTAGCCGCTACGCCGTTAACTATATCAAGGTATTGTGTAATTGGATCTTTTTCCATAGTTATATATCTTTATTGTAAAGACTTATTATTTAACAATTTGAGTAAAATCAAGGGTAAGATTCATCATGTGCTGCCCATTTTGGAAAGTATGACTATCGGTTTTAATGAAAAACTTACCCTTTAGATTTTCCTCTTGAATTTCGATACTTTTACCGGCCACGCAATAAATGTTACCGATAGCGCTTAATGACGCTTCTTTATCTACGGAATGTAGTAATTGCGTAGCAGCAGTCTTCGTATCGACTTTTTCGTCAGGCTTATAGATTTCGGTGATTTTACCGAATTTATTATACGCCCAGTCGCCTTTTACGGTACGATCAGATGACGTATCGCCGTTATTATCGGCAATATAAACCAGGGATACTAGGTTTTCAATAGATTCGCCATGCGAAGACGATAGAATATTAGTCTTATCTGTTAAAGAAAAATTCGCTATTTGTTGTGTACTGTTATCGCCGATAATAATATTATTATTTTCGTCTAAGGCTATAATGGAATACTTTTTATTATCCTTAGCAGTTTGAAGGGATAAGGCCTTTTTGAAAATTTCTGTAGCCGTCATACCGTCGGCGATAAAATCACCTTTAGCGTCAAGGGTTACGCCTTTATCTAATACGACGTTAAATCCCCATTCGTTGGCTACTTGTTTTAAATCGTCTAATACAGTACTATCTTTGAATTTCTTATTTAACTTAGATTTAGCTAATAAGATTAAATCATCGTAGGCTGTGAATCGCTTTTCGTAGGACGATGTATCGCGGTTATGTACCCAGATTTTACCTTTAAATAATGTTAATTCTTTCGAATCTAAATTATTTAACGATTCAATATACTTAACTACGACTTTATCGCCTAATTCTATATTAGGATTAACGAAGCTAGAATCTTTAGTAACGTTATTAAAAGCGATACTAAATTCTAGCTTTCGCGCTGCTTCGTTATTGTCGCCACTCCAGGTAAAGGAAGTTATATAATTTGTGATATCCTTATCGTTAACAATAAATTTAAAGTTAGTCATGATAAGTTATCCTTTCGTTTCCGTTAATACTACTTCCTTACCTTTCATATTAGCCGTAAGAGTACTATCTTGATTACGTCGCAAGCTAATAGTATCGCCGATATTAAATGCTAGTTTTTTATCACTTGCGGATTTAACTAAGCATTTAGCATACTTTAAATACTTTTGCTGATTAACGTCTAAGCCTTTATTATTCGTCTTAGAGATTGCACGATTAAGGAATGTTAACGGCGTATCGCCTCTTCTGTAGGATAAGTTAGCCGTTACCTTTTTAAGTG